GTGTTTTTCCTCTCTTAATTAATCTCATGTGAGTATAGCACATTCATTCGATGTTTTGCAACAAATCATTGTCAATCAGACAATTAATGTATTCATTCACGCTCATGCCTCTCTTGGAGGCAGCGCTTTTGATTTTTTCTTTTTTTCCCGCTTTCATTGTCAGGTTGATTCTATCATATTTTTCTTTGATATATTTATTAATGTACTGGTTTTGATTAAACTCACTCATATTATTTGTTCCTCTTTTCGTTTACGATGTATATTATAACTAAGATGTCGAATATTATCTGACTAACTAAAAATAATGTTTCCATTTTACTACCTCCATTGACTTTTTCGTATTTTCGTAGTAAGTTGAGAGTGTGGGGAGCTTTCCGCTCCCCTTTTACTCAACTGTTTGTTGGTTACTTGTTGAGTATTAAGTTTAGCAATTGTAAAACGCTTATTATCAGATTTATAATTGCTGTGGCAAGAATGATGTTTTGAAGGGCTTCATTCTTGCCTTTTTTCTTTTGTCGTTTCTTTTTCTTACTCACTTGTCTTACCTCCTTACATGATTATAATATCACATTATGCGCATAATGTCAATAGTATTTTGCGCATAATGTTATTTTAAAATAAAAAAATAGGACATCCATCAATCTGACAGATGCCCTATGTTATAATAATTATTTAATTTGTTGAGTCGGTCGGCAGCTCATTGGTATACTTTGATAGTGCCTTTTTAACTGTGCGCCACACCTTTTTGACTGGTAAACCGCACAATGACATATTCTTCAATATGCTTACAATCTCATACGCTATATATAGTAATGCGAAAAACTCCATCGTTCCGACTGTCTGTCCCGGAAGATATGTTCTTGCACCGGCCGGGATGAATCCGATGAGGTTCAATCTTATGATTGAGTCGACCAGAGCCAGGAGCACAAGAGAAATCAACATACCGACCTTTCTGATTGCTCCATTGATTCCAAAGTTTGAATTGAACTTTTTTTCCTTGATTGCTCGTAATACTCCGAAGATAGTGTCCGTCACTATGCATATTACTACTATCTCCATAATTTTGTTGCTTGCTGTTGCCGTAAAAAATCTTATAATATCATTCATCATTTTTTTCTTATCCTTTCAAGAGTCTGTATGTTGTGAGTAATCCGACATATGCATCCTGTGTCAGTCCTCTGTTCTTTTGGAATACCTTCACGCATTTAGAGAGATAGCTCGTCCACTTGCCGTAATCCGTGTCTAACTTTGTGAAGCTGTATACATCGTGCAGCGTTCTTCTTAACCACTTGATTGCAGTCGGGCAATGGTGTTTCTGTCCACTCCACAGATTGTGGTTTTTTGCGAATGCCTGTGAGTCAGCTCCGAATTTGCCGTCCTCTTTCAGTGCATCATCTCCTTTAAGGTCAAAGCCTACGTTCATGGCGTGCTGCCATTTTCTGACTTCTTCACTTTCCAAGTAATAGTTAACATTACCCTTCCAGCTCTCATCGCTCGGCTTGGCCGGTGCGGGTGCAGGCTGGCTTGTTGCTGTTGTATCTTTTGCTCCAAGCTCCACATATAAGAGGTTGGCATCTGTGCTGTTATTGAGTCCGGAGCAAGTGAATGCACTGGTGTACTGCCATCCATACAGGCTGTGTACAATGGCAGGCTTCTTGGCATCGTTCGGATCGTCCCCGATTGTCATTCCCTTAGTTGATGGATAACGCGCGATCCAGAATGGACAGTTAATCTGATTAGCATATGGCAGAATATAGGTATTGTAGAAGCTTAGCCCGGTGTACACTCCAAAATCAAGGCGGCAGGGCTTGATTTCTGACTGATATGTGTTGATGATGTCGATTAAGGTCTGTCCAAGTCCCTGCTGGCATCTGTCCTCTACATCAAGCCATACGAATGTCTTTCTTCCGGCAAGTACCTCAATCACTCTCTGTGCATCCGTCTTTGCCTTTTCTACTGTAGTGGCGTACGAATAATTATATACGCCCTGAATCGGCATTCCGGCTTCTGTGCAGCCCTTCCAGTTCTGCTCGAAGGTCTTGTCCGGGTTTAGATCCTTTCTGATAATTTTCAAAACAGCAAACTGTACCCCAGCCCATTTAACTTTGCCCCAGTCTATTGTGCCCTGGTATGATGATACGTCAATTCCTTTCATGATGTCTCTCCTTTCGTTCTGTGCATTTGTATTAATGTTGTTCATAAGCTTGCGCCCCTTTCTTTATATTATAAGAGCCGGCACCTCATTTGGTGTCGGCTCCTAGGCTCTATTTGTTAGTTACATATTAAATTTTATATTTTCTATCTCGCTCCCTAACCAGAGTTTAAGTAGCTTAACAAATGGCAAAATAACTATTAAAAATGATATTATGGGAACAATGATTGGTAAGATATGTTTTATATATTACAAACATATTATCAGTGGTGTTGTAAAAAATAAGGAATATTTCCTAGAAAATGTAACTAATCTCGGATTACCATTGCCATTAATGAAGCCTGATTTCCCGACTTTAACATCTCCAATGTTTATGGTGGCTGGTGATTGGAGTACCCCTACTGCCGCAATAGCCGCATTACAATTAAAAGCTGATGGTACATTATCATGGGTATCATCACATGGACATACAGAATCTCTTACTTACATGGGATTCATTGCATATATTGCAAAATAATTATTAGTCATGATAAAATAGTATATAATTTACTCTAATATTACAACTAGCGGTTACTTTATCTTTCCATACGACATAGATACCAGTTGTTGTGATTGTTGGCGATTCAAGATGCCCTGAAAATGCTGCACCATCACCGTTTGTAATTGATACACAAAGATTATCGAAATTGAATGTTGATGAAGATAATCCTAGTGCAGAAATAACATCATTTTTTGACAATAGTAAACATGAGTTATTTCCCGGTAAAATTTCAAGTATTTTGGTACCCATCTTCATGATGGAAATATTCCCTAAACTATTTAATTTATTAAGATCTGTCTTTAGATTACCTAAACTCTGGTTTAATGCACTTATAGCTCCAGTACACGTTCCATCCCCTATCTTGGATATGTCCGTTTTTCCTATCCGCTTTGTGATAAAATACTTTAATCCTGTAAGATCCAAATATTTTGCCATTTTTTCTCCTTCTTTCTATGCAAATGCCGCATCTATTTCACTATTGGTTATTGCAACCATATCCGACTGCTTTATATAGCTGCTTAGGTCAATTTCTCTTGTACCTAATTTTTCATACTTATTGTTAATCCATAAATATTCATCATACACATTCTGTCCTCTTCCAGAATTGGCAATTAAATAAAACGTTCCCTTAACACCTGTTGATGGCAATGTCTGCACTACTTGAAAATCCAATTTAGTAATACCGGCCATCGCTGTTGAAATGGCCGATGTTACAAATGCTGTTGATGCGGCCTGAGTATTATTTGTACCAGCTGATGCTGTTGGCACTTTAGGTGTACCAGTAAAAGACGGACTCGCTATAGGTGCTTTCTTAGTTAGCTCAGCCTGTACTGCCTTGTTTTGTACCGGGTTTGTTGAAGTGCTACTCAGTTCACTATCTACTGTTGTCTTATTTGCACCTTCCGCTATTCCATCAAGCTTTTTCTTATCACTTACTGACATAAGACCATGTGCAGTCTGTGTTGCATCAGAATAAGTTGTATTTGTCGGTGCTCCATATGTACCATCCCCTCGTAAATACTTTCCATAATCGCCAGCTGCCGGTGCAGGTACCAATCCTGACGTTCCAGCTGCTGAAGCTGTTGCACCTTTCATAACAGCATACGTTGTATTTTCTTTCGGTGGTGTATATCCAAGTGCTTTTATTACATTATCACTTGTAAGCTCTCCTCTGATAGTTTGTGATGATTTGTTTTCAACATTGCCTAATCCGATTTCTTCCTTTGAATGTGTGTGTCCTTTATCACTTTTATCTTCCAATAGAGTTTTAATTTTACTAATGATGTATACCGCACCTGTAAGATTTAAATATTTATTTTCCATAGTTCTCCTTTCTGTTATCTAAAGTCCATTAAATATAGCCTCTATTTCTTCAATGGTAATAGCATTATCATTATTAACTGCATTCACCTCCTCCGGGGTGTATGATGGTTTGTTTTGTGCTTTAGCCCATTCTGGTATGGTTGGATCTGTCTCATACATATCTCCTGATATTTCTTTTCCATTCAAGCGGGGTTTGTTTTTTAGCTGTTCATAATCATCCATTATGTATATTTGCTCACATTCAATTCTTAATTCAGTATCATTTTCCATTTCAAGTTCAATTTCTGTCATATCATCCCCTCTTTCAATATATCTTCAACTGGTACTGACTTGATATTGCTTGCAATTACATTTTCATCTTTTGTCTTTGCCCTGACCTGTATCAATACATTCTTCATAGCATCAAGCTGCAGTGTTTCATCTTGAGATAATTTAATAAATAATGTTTCATCCGAAGTATTCAATTGATCCATGGACTTCTCAAACTCATATTTTCCCTGTTTAAAGGTTACATATATTTTTTCCAAATTATTTATATCACAACCTTTTAATTTTATTTTGATTGTTGGAGTTGTTCCTCTTCTCATACTTCACCTCTTGTCTCAAAACTTATATTGCATCAATTTCCTTGGTACTTATAGTTTCTATTTTATCTACTTTTTGATTGACACTTTCAATTTGTTTTCTAACAGCCTCCCCCGCTGTATCGTATGACTCTCCTGCAAATCCTTTTCTCACATCCTTAAGCTCTGCTTCGTAGTTGCCAAATCTTTTTAACAATTGTTCCACAAGTGTAGTCTGCTTTTCCTCTTCCTCATCACCAAATCTCATTTTTCCAGTACATTTAACAATTATGTTGAACGATATCAGCTTACTGTCACCATCTATCACTCTGATCTGCATAACATTCTGCCCTGCATGAAAAAATGACTCAGAAGGAATAATCGTAATCGTATTTCCATCCACTTCTGCCAAGGCTTTATTAGGCTCAGCCATAGTTCTTGTACACATACTGTACACAACTGCTGCCGCTGTACCCGGAATAGTGTAATCCTTTATATCAAACTCTAATGCGATTGAATTTGTGCCCTCAGTTACCTCTATTGGAGCCTGAAGCACATTCTTTGTAACATATATGTCTCTTTTGATAGTCTGCATTCAAATATCTCCTTTCCTATGCAGGAATAAATCTAACTATATATCTTCCAGCCGGTTCTACACCTGACTCAAGGAAATCATACCAGGATCTCGCATATTGTCTTCGTGCTTCTTCCTCTTCCACACCGGCTCTCTCAAAGTTCTTGAGGTAAGCTGAAGCAAGATACTCCGGTGTCTCTGTACTTGTTTTAAATTGAGACCATGTCAGATTATACGCAGATGTTTTAATCCATTCACCTGTAGATTCTGATAACTGATCAATCCAATATAACTGTACTGTTCCATCTCCTATATCGTATCCGTTAGCCTTTGCCCAATTTGTATATTTGGTTGCCGGAGTCCACTGCACCAGTCCATAGCCACCGGAATAGTTGCCCTCTTTAAGGCTTTGCCACAATCCAGGATTAATGGTTGATTCTCTCTGCATATTTCCAAGCAGGCCTGAGATTGCATTGATTGTCCAGCCTTTATCACTTAGATATGTATAAATTTCTTTGGCATTGCTCTCCATCTCTCCCTGCGTCAAATATTTATTATTACTAATCATGGATAAGCACCCTCTTTCGATTTTCCTCCTATAAGCAGGCCTCCAACATAATTCTCATAAGTTCCATCCGAATACTCTACTGTTCCGGTAAATCCGTTATATCCGTTTACACCGAATGACTGGCAATCAACATATACCTCGCCAGTCTTAAACATTCTAAATAATGCATTTTCAGTACCGATTTTAAAAATTTCATTACTTACTGCAAAAATTCTCCCGACAGTATTACCACTTTTGTCCATGATCTTCATCTCCCCCTCTGAGATCTCTACTCTTCGGCCAAATTCATCACTTCCACAAGTGTATTTACCATTTGTCAGTATTCCATCTTTATCCATGATAGTTAGGATAGCTCCATTACCATCTAATACTTTTATAATGCCTGCTATGTTGTCTATTCCGCCAATGGTCAATGTTCCTCCATATATCCTGTCTGCCAGCATGGTTCCGGCTATAATATAGTCGGCAAAAAAGCCTTTCCCGGTTCCGAATGTACTCCATATCCAGTCTTTTCCATCAGCGGTCCTTTTGGATGCAATCTCAAATCCCATTGATCCAAGGCACATAGCTCCGAACGTAGGTGAATCAGGGTTTAAATCCTCAAAAAGCATGGCTCGTACATCCTGCTTTTGAGCTACATCACGTAGTGCATGAAACTGTGTTTTCACTGCATCCAGTATTCCCTGCACCTGAGAGCCGATCACAGATCCATCTTCTCTGATTGCGCTCTCAATTCGGTTATTAATACTGACCTGATTTGATATGTAATCAAATTGATAATCGCCCAGCGATACAGATAATATGCGGTCATTCACACAATCCCACTCTAATTCCGTAACTCTTGCATCTGTAACTATATCAAGATTATTGTTTCTACAATGTACGGTATCACCAAGAGACACTTCTACAAGCCCCTTGACATCGGCATACAGCTCTGTATCCTCAATCATTACCATATCCACAGATATAGTTACTTGAGGCTTGTCTGCCCCCGCTTCCCACTGTTCCTGACAGCGTTTTCTAAGTGCAGCCTCCAGTTGTGCCGGTGTATCGCATATGATCACACCTTTCGATTCATCATCTTCCTGTGCATCAGCTCTCATTTTTACATCTTCAAATTTCATTGTTGAATATTTGACTGTTGGATATTTGTCTATAAGAGGGGAATCAACCCAAGGAGCATCCCCATCTATCTGATATCCGTTATATGCCTGTGGAATGATCCGGGTAACCACATTTCTTAGGTCAACCTCCTCTTTCATTCCGTTCTCAGCAATGTTTTTTCCGTAAAGGATCTCAACACCTCTGTCGCTGCCAGCATGACGATTTATTATCGCTTTGTAATTATCATATACGATTTCACCGCCCCATCTCTTAACAAAAGAATTCTCATCGTCACCATTGATTGCTTCGATGAGATTTTTATTTTGGTAATATGCAGTTCCAGTCGATGTAATATCTGTTTCGGCTGTATACTTTTTATTCGGTGCAGTCATGATATCAAGAGCCTGCTGCCCTGTTTTGTCAGTTGGACGGACATCCAAAAGGAAACAATCATCTGCCGCATCCATAAATATAGGCTGCAGATCAGCAGATATTCCTGAATCACTTTTTTCCTTATGAGTTATTCTGAAAAGCTGCTCTCCATTAAAGGAAGGCATCTTAACAACTGCTCCCTCTTTAATATACTTCCAGCGGTCTTCTGAATCCTTTGGATGTTCAAGCGTTACCTCCCATATTCCATTCAATACGGCATGAACGGATGCACTTGAAGGAAATAATGACATATCTCCGTTCTGATCAAAGTTTGTATTTTCAATGTTATATATCTGGATCATAAGCACCTCCAATTAGGTATCACTTTCAGATTTCCTCCGTAAAATTCAATCTTGTTGTTTCCCGGCTGTAGATACATATCTTCATAATTTCCTGACACTTTGGTATTATTCAAAGTACCATCCTCGCGATACGCGATCATCCGATCTGTATCTATGGTCAGATTTTGACCAACATTAGCAGTCATCGTTTTTCCATTGATCTTAAGCGTACACATACCTTCTGCTGCGATCTTATATGTCGGATGACACTCTATATAAGGATTCCAGCAAACATCTTCTATGTCATATTCCATTGCACCATCTACGGAATATTGGAGCCCATCCAGTGTGTGAAATATCGCTGTAAAATTGCCTATCCGCTCAGATGTCCTCTCATTATCATCTAATTCAACATAGGTTATTTTATAAAAAAAGCCTGCATCATCAGATATAATAAGTTTTGCATTTCTTTCTGACAGCCACTGTTTTGCCATTCTCCAGCGATCATTCCACCTGTCTACTGCTCCGATATAATTAAATGGTATCTTTATTGGTGTTGCTGCATATGTACCATTAAACTTGTATATGGTTCCATCCCGCCCTGATAGTTTTACCTCTTCCATATTCGGCTGAGCGGCAGGAATAGATATCAACTCCCGGGCAAAAATCTGAAGCGAAGAGCCTCTTATGTCATTGTATTGTATGTCCTGCATTATTTTCCTTTCGCCCCCTGTGTTGCTAATGTCTTATTTGCCATCTGCTTAAGAACGAGATTTGTAAGTAATGTGATCGACTTCTTATCTCCAATATAAATGTTATTCTCCGCAGTCATTGATATTGATTTGAATGCTTCAACGATCATTGCGGCCAATGTTGCATTATTTGCATCATTTTCTTCTCTGATGTAGTCCTTTAACAGTTTAATTGGAAGTACCGCCTCTTTTCCAGCCTCTCCCCCTCCCATCAGGGAATCTCCATTTGCACCAAATATGGTCGGACTATTCAGGATTCCTCCGTTCGCATACCAATCCACGGAAAATTTAGGTACCTTAAGTGGGGAAAGTGACCACTCTCCACTCGCTTTAAAATGAGGCAACTTTATTTTTGGTAATTTCCAATCGAAATCGAAGAATCCTTTAATCTTATCAATAGCTCCCTTGATAAAATCGGCTACAGCTCCGAATATGGCATTTACACCATCCCTGAACCATTCGCACTTATTATAAAGTGTCACAAAAATAGCTATAAGTGCTGCAACTGCCGCAATAATTATAAGTATTGGATTAGCGGCCATGACTGCATTTACTGCTGCAAAACCAGTTTTTATAGGTCCCAATACAGGTGCAATTTTAGATATAATGCCAATTAGTGATGAAACCCCTCCTGCTACCTTGCTTATGATAGAAAACACAGGGCCAACTGCTGCCACTACCAATACGCATCCGGCAATCAATCTCTGTCCTTCCGGGGAGAGCTGATTAAACTCTTCAATCAATCCGGCAACCAATTCTGTAATTTTGGTAATCAGCGGTGCAACTGTATCCGCAAGCTCAGCTGTTGCCTGTTGGAAATCTGCTGTTGCCTTATTTCCGTCTACCAAATTCTTATTGTTTTCCTGCCATTTTTTTCCTGCATCTACGAGACCCTGATTCGCCATTTCCTGCATGACCAGGTTTACTCTCTCACTTTCGCTTCCGCAAGCTGCAAGCTTTTCATTAAATGCATCCTCTGAAGTTCCCGCCCAATTGAGCATATCCGCAAAAGTCCCCGTAACAGTACTTGTTTTCACAGTCTCATTGATTGATTCTGCAAGTCCATCAATGGGAATACTATCCCCGTAAGTTGCCCATGCACCAATCGTCCCCTCAATTACCGTGCTTAATTCTTCTTGTGACAAACCTAACGCCTGAAGATTGGCCGTAGTTGTTGCAGCTGTCTGATCATCTGCAAGCACACCATATAAGGTTCTATAACTTTCCGCTGTTTGTTCTGCTGTGTACCCTGCATTTTGGCTCGACACCTCAAGCGATCCCATAATTTTACGATATTCTGCTGTTGCAGGTACTGTAGCTGCTGTTGCCGCTACTATGCCTGCTGCCGCCGTTGATATTCCACTAAACTTATCCCCTGTCTCTTTTGCTTTATTTCCAAAAGCCTGTACTTTTTCAGCATAACCTTCCGTTACAGCTGCTCCGCTTTTCAGCTTTTGCTCAACATCTTCCAGCTTACTTTTGTAACCATTAAGTTTTGTAGTAGTTTCATTTATCTCGTTCTTTTTGTCCTGAATTGCTTTTTCATCTTTATTTTCAGCAGATTTAAGAATATCCAATTGTTTTTTTAATGATTCAAGTATTCTTTCGTAATTCTCTGTTTGATTTGAAAGATACTTCTGTTCATCTTTATATTTTACAATCGACTTTATATGATCGTCATATTTCGATTTAAGAGCTTCGATTTCAATCTCATTCGCCTTAATTTTATCTGTAGACTCTGCAATTTTATCAGATAATTTCCTAATTTGTTCCTTACTTTCTGCTGCCCCGCTCTCAAGTTCTTCTGTTACTTCAGCAAGGCCTTTCTGATATTTTGTTAAACTAATCTGTGCGCTTGTAAGCTGGTTCTGCTTCTTTCGGACTGCATCCTCATTTCTGTTTTCTGCAGATTTCATTTCTTCAAGCTCACGCTTCAGAATTTCCACCTTATCAGAATAAACGTCCGTCTGTTTTGCCAGATATTCCTGACGGTCTTTTAACTTTTCAACTGCAGTAGTGCTGTCATCCCATGCCGCTTTTGCAAGTTTAAACGAATTACTATTTTCCTGAACGGCTGTATTTACCTGCTGCATCGTCTTTTGAAAGTCTGCTGCACCATCTGCCTTAAACACTAATCCAACTCTCTTCAGTTCATCCGCCATATAACGTTCTCACCATCCTCGCTTTCTTCTCACAGAATATCTCGTATTGTTCGCAAAAAAAGACGGGACATGAATGGAAGAACTCGTCCTCTGTCATTCCCATCTCTCTCGCATCAACCATATATTCAGCCCAATTTATCTCGAGCTGAATGCTTTCATCTGTGCTTTCGATTCCTCTTTTTTTTTAATTTTGTCAACTTCTTTCTGATAAGCCTCTACAACTTCAAGAAGTTCTGTTGGATCCGGTGGCACAAGCTGAAGTGCTTCATCAAATGTCACTTTTCTCCCATTGCTTCTTACCATTGCATAGATAAGCTTCGCTGCAAAATTCATCTTGTCGCTGTCTGTTGCTTTTCCAATCTTTTCAAGTTTGTCTATTCTCCGTCCAAGCTTTGAACCACCTATCTGATCAAGATAATAAATAGTTCCAAAATTCATTTTGGCTTCTATTACCGTTCCATCAGTCAATCTTATCATCTTACCTTTATTCATCTAATCAGACCTTTCCACTCACTTTCCCAACTGCTACCACAAGATCATCTTTTGTAAGTACCGGCTTACTAAAGAATTTTTCCTCTGTGAGTCCTTCCGGTGCAGATGCACTCTCTACCCTTGCAACAATGTCTCCATCCTCATTGAAACACATTTATCTGATCATAATTCTCGTAAGCATGAATCTCATTGAGCACCAGGCATCCGGTTCGCTTGCCGTCTTTGGTTTTGGCATTTGAAGTGTTATATTTCATTTCAGAGCCTGTTGCAAGATTCGTAATCAGCTCCTTTGTTACTGAAAATTTTCCTTTGAACTTTGCATTTTCATGTAGCATGTCATAGGCAACCTTGAAAGTGTCCTTGACCTGATCTTCTGAGTTAGCCACAATCTCAACATGATAATTTCTGACACCATACAGAGGTGTCTGCATAAAATTTACCAAGGGAACAATGAAGCCGTCCTTTCCATTTCCACGTCCTTCTTTGATGAAAAACTTTGGGAATACCGGAATATCGTCTTTGTACATGAATACAAACGCGTATATAAACTTCTGGTATGGAAATAGCTCATAATAATTTACTTTGCAGTATTCGAGACAATTCTCATAGGTCTCTTTATCGAAAAAAATATCATTTCGCTTAAGTAATGGCTTTACAATGTTCTTGATAAGCTGTTTTCGCTTTTTATTTATCCACTTCGGATGTTCTTTGACATATTTGAGATAATCATCAATTTCCTTACAGATAACCATCTGTTGCTTTTTCCGGTTCAGGTACCGGATCCTTGAGTCTCAGATCAGCTAAAATCTTGAGCATAGTTGCTGTGGTTTTTTGCAGATTGACAACAGAATCATTTGTTTTCTCGACTTCAACTCCGTTTCCGTTAATAGTCTTGTATCTGAGCCCTTTGGACTTGATGTCACTAATCAGCTTCTTTTTCAGTGACCAATAATATACATAATCGTCAATCATATCTTTGTAAAACTCTGCATTCATTCCACGAAGCTCCAACTGCTTGACCAGAGAATCTCTTATTTCCGTTTTTGTCAATCCGCTCACCTCCCTTTTTCTCAAAATATGTCTGTTTTTTGTGTATAATTTGCATATTTTTTAACGGTTTTCATTAAAAAAATAACTGTATTTTTGTGTTCTTCAAAAAAATTCTTCTTAAAGTAATTTTTGAAATTGGTACCCCTTGCCCTTTTCACGCGAGATTTCAAAATTTTTTCCGGAGTCATGCCCACATGCCCGTTCGCCATTCAAGAAAATTTCGCAAAAATTGACCGGGGGGGGGTATTACCAACGCTCCCGGCTCGCAAGTTTCTTTTTTCTTTTGAACTTGTGAGGCACTCTGCCATGTCTGATGTTGTGACAACGAACGCACAGACTAATAAGATTGTCATTGTCCAATGCAAGCTCCGGATGCTCCTTCAGTTCCTGTATGTGATGTACCTGCTCCGCCCTTGCTATCTTCTTTTCTTTCTCCGGCAGCCATTTTCCTTCTGCCACAGCCTTTTGGATTCTTGCCCTGCAGTCCTGACACTCAAAGCGATCCCGCTTTAATATCTCTATTCTTTTAGTTTGCCATGCCTTACTGTCATAAAACTTCTTTGCTTCTGTATCTGTCATTATTCCAAAATAAAAAGGACCGGCCCTTTTGCCAATCCTTTATGCTTACACTATATCACACATCAAACGGACAAAACGGACAACTTTATTTATTTCCTTTCTGAGACTGCTGCAGATATCTGTCATGTTGCTTGCGCGCACTGTCGGCTGTAATGCCTATCTTCTGTGCCACTGTGTTCCAAGAATAGCACCTGACATGACGATACAACATAATCTGTCGAACGACTGTGTCGTCTATTGATATAATCCATGAGATAATTCTGTCCTGCTGCTGATTGAGCTTTCTCTTCTTGGCTTCAATCAGCTCTCTTACACTCACAGCCTTAATTGCCAAGTCTGCCATCTGGTCACTGCTTCCAGTTCCCGGAGTGAATGGCAAGCCTGTAATCTGCATTGCTTTTCCTTCCGCTTTGCTTTCAATCAGCTCCAGTTGTTCTTCCCACATCTTGATTTCTTTTTTGATATAATATACGCTTGTTAATTCTTTCTTCGTCATTTGTCACTCCTCAAATCCGAACCATGCGAGCATAGATATAAAACGCTGCATTGATACCATTGTACCTAACCTCTGCATCCAGGAACTTGTATCCCGGATATTCTTTGATGAGTTCTGTCTCTAATACTGTGTGGTCTTTGGCCATCTTCTCAACACGGCGCTTCTTGAACTTGCTATAGCTCTTTGTCGGCTCCGGTGGCTTCTTTAAGTTTCTTGAGCTCACCCACCGCTTAGTACCGTGTGGATTTCTTGATATATATTCTCCTAAACCTGTGATGAGAAAATCATCATCAGGTGATATTCTTCGTGTGTTTGGTCTGTCGCATTTCTTCCAGAGCGATTCCAGCTCGTCTCTGTCCATGCCGTCTCCGGTCATGAGAATGTGAAAGTGTGGTCTCACATATCCATCAAATGCGAGCACGTATATGTACTTGATATTTTCCAGTCCTTTTCTTTTTCTCCGGTAATTTATCTTTGCTATAAAATTCTTGATATCTTTTCTCGCTCTCTCTTCGTCTGCCGGAAGCTTGTCATCATTCCACCCGAACGTGCACCACAGGTCACCTTTTCCAAAGTTGATATTCCCGAGCCTTATAAGATACCGCCTTGCATTTTTATCGTTTAAGTTTTTTTGAGCTTTGCTTGATGGTCTCTTTTTGGTCTTCGGCATGTCACTGAGCCTTGGGTAGCTTGGGTATATCTGGGCTTCAAGGAGAGTGGTCTGTGACTTTATGTTGGTGCACTTCGTGGTGGCTGTTCTGTACAGGCAGTTTACCTTGCCCTCTTTGAGAAGCTTCTCAAGCCTCTCCTCCTCGGTGTCATCTATGTATTTTTTGAAAGCCTCTTCGTAGTCGTAGTTGTCGTATCTTCTCATACTGTGTACTCTTAAATATAAAAATCCCTCATTTGTTAATACCCATTACGAGGACGGTAAAGAATTTTTACCTATATATTATGGGTTTACTGCTGCCTCTGTGCCGCTCTTATCTTTCTGTTGTATTCAGCCTGATACAGCAGCTTTTTGTCCGTTGTTAGAACGACTCGTTTAAGAGTTGTCTCATACTTTTTCAATTTCTCGCACGTTTGTTCCCAATCTTTCCATATTGTATCGGTTATGTTTCTTTTCATGGTTTTTCCTTTCCTCTATATATGTAGAGACACAGCCTGCTTGTGCAAGCTGTGTACACATGTCTTGTAATATTTGCAGGTCGGTGTGCAGTCGATAGAATCAAATTTACATTTTTGGGGTTTTATCGGTTTCATACCACTCAGTGTTCTGCTCTTCAACTGCTGCCTCCTTTAGTTCATATCCCATGCACTTTACCGGTCTGCTTGGTTTACCGCATTTTTCGTAGTACTTACAGTTTATGCATTCATTTCTGTTCATTTTGTTGTTCCTTTTCTTCCTGAATCTTATCGTATTCTCTAATCAATAGCAGTCCTATCACAAACTCTGTTGTTCCGATCAGGACAATCGTTGAGAGAATTCCATATACTATAAAATCTATTCCTGACATATTATTTCTCACTTTCTAATAACTCTGGATTGTCAAATATATTGCCGATAACTTCTACACATTTTCTTTCTTCCGTATAAAATCCTAAGTTACAGTAATTAGCCCCACTTTTCTTATTGCTTACATAACTGTAATCCAATGTCCAGTCCCCATTGCAATATTTTACAATCTCTGGATATTGTTCTTTTCTATCGCAAATATCATTCTCCCAAATCATATTACCGTTTTTATCTTTTAAGCCAGTACATTGGCAGAGGGTAGATACATCTACCTCAATCATATTAGGTACATCATTAGTCATGCCCCAAAGAATATAACCATTTTCCCATATCTGATAGTAATAGCCCTGCACCCATTTTCCATTGTCAACTCTCTTCGCTTTGAATAAATATCTATCGTTCATCTAATTTTCTCCTTTCGGTTTTTCACACAGCTCAAACTCGATAACCCACACCCACGGATTCGCATTCCATCCATAGCGGTCAAGGTCGGATTTCTTGATGGTGCTGTTCCATAATTCCCTGCCAAACAGCTCTCCCATAGTCATATCACAATATTTAATGGGGCTCGTACACAGACCATCTAAATCACAAGTATGTCCATCTGCTGATATTCTGGTTAAGCATGGTATTGTAAATCTAAAACCTTCATTCCACGCTCCATCTTCGTCAATCTCCTGTAACCGCTCCACTCTCACATCCGTAACCTTTAACCAGATGCGTGCAGCTTCTTTCGGCATGTGGATGGATGGGTGCCAGGTGTCGGCTGATGGATATTCATTATCCTCACATGAAGCACGGTACATGTAACATCCATATTCTTTTTTCTCACTATGATATATATGGTCGGTGCATGCTCCCTGTTCAGTATCCATTCCACAATCCCAACAAGGACACCATGCAAATGTCTCTCTGACATACAGGATATCGCCCGGCTGATATGGCGGTTCCAATGGGTTATCAAACATACTTTCGTTTTCATCGTATTCGTAGATTCCTGCGAATGAGCCATCTATTCTTCTTGTTACATAAAAACCACAAGCATCCTTTCGTCTTGTTTTTATCAAGCGTCTCGTACAACTCTTTCTTCCATCTAAAATTGCCCGGGCCATTTCCGTATTGAATAAAATCGGTTTAATTGCCATCTACCCCACCGCCTTTCACGATACGCATAACCGTCTGATATAGCGCAGCATTTCTTCCAACCAGCTTTGTTATGTATGTATCCAACTGCTCAACAACTGCATCCACATCATAGGCGGTCGGTTGTTCATCAATAACATTCATGATTTCCATCGAATCAATACAGTCAGAAAAATCTACATTTTCGAGTTTATCTGCATTAATCAGTCTCATCGTTCACCCTCCTGTTCCATGCTTTTATTTCTGCTCTCTCTGCGTCATTATAAGAACCCGCCCATGTTCCCCCGCTTCTTCCGTGACAATTGTTGCAGATAATCTGCGCCCAAAATCCTTTATCTTCTCCCGGAATCCGTTCATAATTTATTTCAGCTTTTCCACCACAAAACGGGCATGGCTTTAATTCTTCATTCATCGTCTTTCCTCTTAACATTAGGTAAAGGGAGCTGGGGGTAAGGGCTCCCTTGTGTATAAATGGCTTACAAATCAGTTTTTCGTGATATAAATAATTCGCATGCCAGGTTTCTTTCGCTTTCGCAGGTGTTTCAACCTATAGCTCATAGTGTGGTGTCTCTATCCAGTAGAAATCCACTCCTGAGAGGAGTCTTAAGACCTCAAGCTCCGGCTTGTAGACAGGACTCGTGAAGCATATTCCGACTGCCATCTCGTCATTGCATGACACGAGCCAGTCTCCGTGCACTGCAAAGGTGCTTGGTGGATTTTCGTCATCGCGGCACTTATCTGGGTTGACCATTGCTAAGCGCGCATCGTTGATGAGGCGTGCTCCGCCCGGTGTCTTTACTACTGTCATCATATTGTCGTTCTGCATGATCTTAATCGGTGAGATTAGTGCTTCCTTTGTATCCTCCGCCATGTCCCACAGGAGTGGTTTTCTTTCCGTTTCAAACTGTGGGTCGTGTCCTTTCTGGTATGTCATGAACTCGCCCTTTTCCGGTGCAAGACCGCATGTCTTGATTACGGTACCTAAAAATTCCTTTGTGATTCTTGTGTTGTCGGCTTCTATTATCCAGCCGGTACCGTTTAGGATGTACATGCCTTTCTTTGTGAGACCGAACTTGACACCCCACGTTTTGTAATCAGTTTTTAAAATTTTTTCTAGTTTTGCGCAATCTATAAACATTTTCTGTCTCCTAACTTTGTGCTTCTCCATATCTGTCAACCTTGTCGCGGAGCCATTGTCTGATTTTCTCCGGAAAAATTAAATCTGATGCCAATAAGTGGCCACTGTGATGCTCCTCTGCTATGTAATCAGCCAATTTTGCCACCGTAAGAGTGTTCATATATTCTCTTCTTGTCATGCATGCTTCTATGACTTCTGTCTCTGGCTTTTCGTCCTCTGTCTCTGGCTCATTTTCCTCTATGCTTTGGGCTTCATTTTCTTCCTTTTCAATGCTCTCAGGCTCTGATTTTTCAAGGATTTGTGGGGATTTTTGCGCCGGCGCAATTTGCTCTCCAAGGCTCTTTTCTCCTGTCTGTTCCTCGGGCCTGTCTGCAGGCTCTCTATTATCCTCTCTGCAGTCTGTATCTCCGTCGGTGGAATCATCCTTTTGCTCTTCTCCTGCTCCAGGAGCCGGCTCATTATCTGCCACGCTTCCCGATTCAGTCTCTTCGACCTCATCAGTGCCAGCTTCTCCAACTGCTGCATTGTCATCCTCTGACTCAGGAGTTTCTGCTGTAGTATGCTCTCCTGTTGGCTCATTTTCCTGTACTTCATTATCTCCTCCAAAATGGTTCTGCCATGTCCGGGTGCCTGCTGCATCCTCATCAAAGATAGAGCGCATGTGTCTGATTCTGTATACCGACCGACTGCAGCCTCCGTAATCACAGCATGCATATTTCTTTATGCGGTTTAAAAATTTCTGCAATGTCATGTATTTCTTTGCGAGCGCGACCTGTGTGTATGTGAGTCCGGTCTCTGCCAGCTGCTGTACCTGTTCATCTGTCCAGTTCTCCATGAATCTCTTTTCCATCTGCAAAACCCTTAGCAGTCCTATGTCTCCCTTTTCCTTAATGAGCAGCTTGAGCTTTTCCTTTCTGATGCCGAGAAACTCATCCGGTCTCGTTGCTGTTTCATCCTCAATGATTCCATATTGGCATTTGATAAGCTTCTCAGCTACTCCTATCAGGTGCATCTTCACAAGCATTTCAAGCTGTGGTGTACGCATGTAGCACTCAAGGTACTCAACCGGATTGCATGTACTCATCAGGCTGTCTGTGTATTCCTTCATAGCACTGTATTGAAACATGGTCCCTGTCATCTCATCATATGTCTCGGGAAGTATTGGCCCGGAATTGATTCTGATGCTTGATAAACCATACAGATTGCAGTCATCCCAGAAGTCTTTTCCTACATATGGATCATGCTTGTTGTAGTCAACCTGTACCTTTTTGCCGGGTTCGAAATATGCCCTTGCCAGTTCAACCCCCGACAGCTTTTCATAGGCATTGTACATTTCATTGCCGTTCTCGCCGGCAATGAAGCCGAGTGTCCACTCTTTTTCCACCTGTATGTACCTCATAACAAAGCCATTGTCTTTATATTTCTGGCCAAGAAACAGATACTGGGTTTTTCTGATGCTGCCTTTTACTTTTCCTTTGCACTTGTACTGTCCGCGTGCACCACACATAGGACATGTGCCGAAGCTGTTCTCTCGCGGCTCTTCTATGTTTCTCTCAAACTGGTCCTCGTATGCTCCACTGCTTTTCCATCTTGCAGTGGTCACACCGCCACACTTACTGCAGGCTATGTCAGCCCGGCTTCCATGCTTCTTGTAATATAGAAAGTGCTCATCATGGAAATACGCGTGATCAGCTCTGTACAGTATTGCTTTTTCAGGTAGTGCCTTGGTGTTTGCCTGTCTGTCCTTCAGTGCTTCCTGGCGTCTCTTGCGCTCTCGCTCTACTCTGTTTATCCTTTCTGTTGATGTGATGTCGGCCTCGTATCTTGATATGTGCTCCCACCACCAAGAAGCATCGAAAAGCTTGGTGCCGCAAAAGTTCTTTATCCTCTCAAGGTCTTCCGGGCTCTGCAGGATATTTTCATCTGTCAGGATTCCCCCGGTGTATGTTTCCATCCATATTGGTCTGTAATATGAAACCTGCTGGCGCGTCCATATATTTTTGTCCGGCCAGTATGTTCCGAAGTCCTTCTTGGTAAGTGTGATTCTCACCACAGGAATCTTTTTTGACTCCTTTTTATTTTCGTACACCTCAAGGAGCAGGTGTTTTTTATGTCCTATAATCTTGATTGCAGTAACCCCAATGTACTTTGCAGATTTTTTTCTGCTTATCTTCTGTAGTCCTAGGTATGGTATTTTTTCTATTGTTTTTTTCTTCATCTGTAGTGCCTACTTTCCCATGTAGTAGTCAGTGATTATCTTCTTGGCTCTTGCCATACCCGGGATGCCGAGCGTGACTTTGCTCGCTGATACACCTGCTGCCTTGATGATATCCTTGTCCACCGTCTGCTGATTCTTGAAGGACCACATCAGGATGGCGGCTATACAGCCCTTCAATGTCTTTCCTTTCTTGCGGACGTTGTGAGCTAAGAGCTCATTCTCCATGCACTGGCCTCTTAGGTACTCCACCCAGTCCTCCATGATTTCCTTTGGTTTAAGCTCTGCTGCCTCGACATCAATCTTGCCTAGTGCCGCCGTGAGCTTATCGCACAGCTCAGGGATTTCTCCGTTGGTGTACAGGTCCACGAAATCAGCCTGTATTCCATTTTCTTTCGCCACTACCTTGAGGGATTCTATATCACCCTCGTTAAGCAGGTTTTCTGCAAGCTCGTTTATCTCACTAAACGAATCAAATTCTCCAAACTTATCAAACATATGGTTTCTCCTTTTTTAAAAAACTCCATTTATCGTATTTTCGCTCTGTATCTGTAAAATCCGGATAAAACTCATCCAGATATGCTCTGAACATGCCGAGCATCTCTTTTCTGTTTCCACTGCTGCCATTGTCCATCATATGATGGTGGTACCGGCATCCGACTGCTCCGTTCTGTCTGATGCCAAGTCCCATGGATGAGCGTGGTATGTAGTGCATGATGTCTGTTATATCCATCTCAGGGACTGCTGTCGGTGGCATCTCATAGCCTATCTGGCAGAATATGCACCGATAATTGTCACGCTCTCTTATGGCAGTGCGCTCTTTTTGTGAAAATTCAAGATATTTTGTATATTTAGGCATATGGATTTTTCCTCTTAATGTGTTATAATATTTTTATGGTTTTTCTTTTATTGTTGTTTTTCACGCAGAGTCCGGTCAGGAAATCAGATTTTCCCGACCGGTCTTTTTTATGCCTCAATCTGCATAATATATGGTGTGTCGCTCTCCATGCGCTCATTCACATCCTGAAGCATGATATCTGTCAGCTCCTTGAGCGTGTTGAACATGCTATCGGTGATGAGTCTCTTGTCGTGTCTTTCCTTCACTACTCCGATTATGTAGCCGGCTGTGAGTGCAGCTTCCTTTGTATCTGCGCTCTCCTCAATCTTTCCGATCATGCCGATGCACTTCTTAAATTCCTTATACTTTTTCATTCCTGCTGTGTGCTTCTTAAATAATTTCATGGTTTTTCTCCTTATGATGCTGCTTTCTGTTCTTTTGCCACCTCTGATGTCATGATGCCGATATCAAGTGGCTTCTCTGCCCTGATGGCAGCGTTTAACTGTTCTGCTGTTTCAATTCCAAGTTTTTTGAGTGCCTCTTTAAGTTTGTTCTCCATAAGTGACCTCCTAATATACCCAAATCCTCATTCCGATTCTGCTTATTACTTCTTTGAGCTTGAAATCTGCTTTCTCCGTCTTTATCACCTTCCTTTCGCCGGAAATCTTCTTACTAAGTCTCTTGTTGCCATCTGAAATGCCTGCTCTCTCTCGTCTCCTGTGGCTCTGATTATTTCCCGGCCATTCTGCAAAATCCTGATTGTGTGCTCACCGGGTTTTTCTTTCAGTGTCATTGAGAGATGGTGCCGCTTCTGACGAGGCGAATACGCACTATAAAATAGGTCTGTCAGTGTTTTCAATCCTTTTCAATCCTTTCTCTCTTAAATGCTGCGCTATCATAAAATCACAGTTTGGGCTTACATAAATCCTTTATCACATGCTCTATCACGAATTTCTTGCACTCAACCATCTCCTCTTTTGATGGCTGAGTGTTCGTCTTTTGTATGATCCATACAATCAACGCATATTTTGTCCACTTATTTTCAAGCCACCCTATCAAGCAAGTTATCAATGCTATGATGAATATTAGTTTCAATTTTTCTCACGCTCCTTCCTAAATCAGATTTCTCCCCGGGCTTACCGGAGCACCACACGAAATGGATTTATTATGGTTCACAAGAGGATTTGTTGTATATGGGTAGTTTTGCGGTGCTCCGGCAAGCCCGGATATATTTTTTTATTGATTCAGCATGCACTTCACTTCTGCCTTGAGTTCAATGAGGCTTGCAAAGTATGCTGCCTCTGTGAGGGCTTTTTCTCTCTTGAGTTTCTGATACTGTTCCTCATTCCAGTCCTCTCTCGTGTTAGTACAGAAGCTATTGTATTCTTCCTCTTTCTTGCAGTTCGTCTCATCTGCTTTATCTATTTTCTTGAGGATTTTCTCAAGTCTGAGTGATTCTTCCTTTGTCATGGTCTTTTCCTCCCTCTGTATTCTGTGTATTAAATCTTGCCTTTTTCTGCTTTCCAGTCGTATACTCTTCTTACAGGACGTTGCAGCGTCCGAGTAAATATATAAGTGAGGTATTTTTATGTTTTTAACACCTTCTGATGTCATTCAATTAATTGGTATACTGGCATCTCTCATTACAAGCGTTATTGCTATAATTATTTCTGTATTAACACTCAAACAAAACTCTAAAATGATTGATGAAACATCACGTCCTTATGTAGCCATATACGCTAAAACCACAAATTTCCAATCGCCGCAATATTACTTAGTCATAAAGAATTTTGGACAAACTGGAGCAACTATATCTTCAATAAAATGTTCTCCTGATATCACTCCATTCTCTATTCGAAGTGATCACATTCCATTTTCCAATTTTGCAGAAACGTATATTGCTCCCGGCCAATCATTTATATGCAATGTTAAGGCAAGGGAATTCTGTTCACAGAAAGAAATATTTTATTTCGATATAACTTATATTGGAAATGGAAAGGAATACCATGATACATATCCTATAAATCCAAAAGCAGATGCTGATTTAGTACATGTAAGAGCAGCTACTGATGGCAAGGAACTTCGCAGTATCTCATACTCTCTACAGGATTTAGTTGAAAAGCAGCTATAACTCGATTCGTTTTTCTTTCACTCTCTCTTTAATCCGATCTGTTATAAATTCAAGTGCTTCTACTGTTTGGGCTTCCTCTGGGAGTCCTTTTTTTATGGTTTCAATTACACTTTCTACAACCAGATTGACTTTATCCTCATCCAAATATGTTGTGTTTGCAGTTTCAAAATCATTTTGAATTATGTTTAGCATTTCTCACTCTCCTTCCCCCTGCATCCTGTCCAGCAACGTTTCCCCCTGCAGTCTTCATCTCTTTTGCGTCTACACCAAACTCTCGCATCTTCTCTTCAAGCGGTACAGGTGCATGGTCTTTCTTGGGGTACTGCTGATATATGCTCTCTGCAGCATAGAGTCCGTACCGGTAATAGCATTTCACTGCCAGCTCTGGTGTGATAGTTCCTTTTCCCTGTACAGTGCACCTGCTCTTGTCCTTGTAGGTGAAAAATATTTTCCACATGGTCTTTTCCTTTCTTAAATGCTACTTGCATATTTACTCTCCCAAGTCATATAATCTCCTTACAGGACGTTGCAGCGCCCGAGTTTATGAAAGGAGGACTTTATAATGAGTAATAATGATTTATCATTAATAGAAAAATTTAAGTCTTTAATGCAACAAGCTATGTTATATGCTCAATACTCTCACGATTATATTTTTGATGATTCTGTTGAGGATTCTGTTGCTATTGCATATCTGAATATTGCGGCTTCAAAATTCGCTGCTGCAGAATCTCTTTACTATTCATGCTTTAACATTTTGGAACGTGATGAAGCTGAAAGTATTTTTCACATTTTTGACGTATATATGGTTGAAATGTTGACCAATCATAAGACTGAGCACTCTCATCAATGGACAGATATCGAGTACAATCGTTTAAAGGATGCTTTCGATTCTTCAGCGTTTGCATTTTAAGATATCTAACTTTTCTAAGGGGAGGTTTTTCCTCCTCTTATCTCGTCTAATATTTCATGCAATAATGCGGTCTGGTACATTATTTCCTTTCCTATAACAGAGTCCGGATCTATACATACCGACTTTCTTTTCTTTTTTACTTTTTCTCTCTTGATTTCATCTCTTTGCGTTTCTGCAAACTTCGAAATTTCTTTATAAATTTGATTTCCCATATGGTTTTGTCCTTTCCGTGCTATTCTCTCCTTGTGATTATTCCTTTAATCGCTTAATAAAATCATTATTGCAATTATTAAAAACGGGAGAAAAAGTATTACTTCTGTCATGGTTTTGTCCTTTCTCGTATTGAATCTAACTTTCACCGCCAACTCCGGTGTGATAGTTCCTTTTTCACGTACAGTGCACCTGCTCTTGTCCTTGTAGTTGAAAAATATTTTCCACATGGTCTTTTCCTTTCCTTGTTTCTTACCAGAGGACCTTTAAAAGTCTTGCCCTTGTGTTATATGGTTGATTGTTATTCAACCTTTTCTGCAAAAAAAATTTCATCTCTGATCTCATTAGTTAGATGAAGTATTCCCTGCATGGCAATTATCTCTGAAGCTTTAAATTCTGTCTCATTATTAAGTTTCTTATATAAGCCTTCTCTTGTTATTCCCAGCTTTGATGCAATGGCTGTAATTGTAATTCCTGATTCAGAGATAATCTCATTAAGTTTCTTGCTGTCTGTCAAAATAATGCCTCCTTTCTCGTTGAATATCATTCAACCTATAATCATAATATACCCGCGTTGATTGTGTGTCAACTCTTTTTTACATTTTTGTTGAATTTAATTCTCACATATGTTATCATTCATTTAGAAAGTAGGTGATTAATATGACTATTCAAGAGGGAATCGGTAAACGTATCCGTTCTCTTAGGGAATTTAATAAACTATCTCAAACTGAACTTGCAATTAAAGTTGGTTATAAAGACAAAACCTCTATCGCAAAAATTGAGGCAGGAAAAGTAGATTTACCACAAAGTAAAATTTTTGCATTTGCTAAAAATTTAGGAACAACACCATCTTATATACTTGGAGATAACGAATTCCCTAACCATGTGGAAGAAAACCACTCTTTTATTAATGATAATGATAAAACGATTCTTGATAAGTACCGCCAGCTTAATGATGAGGGTAAGCAACGGCTTCTGGAGCGTGCCGACGAGCTTATTGAGCTGGGCTATATTGCAAAAGGGGACGCACTAAAGGAGGCCTGAAATATGTTATTAATAAAAACATTATAGAGTTAGAGTAGTCTTATCAATAGTTTGTGTATTCGAAAATACCTGTCTCTTATACAC